TTCGTATGAGCCCTTGGCAAGAGCGAGGATTGTTAGCGGGTCCATAGTTACCTCGCTAGCTCGCGTGTCGTTTGGTTAATCCTAGCGCGGACAGCAACTATATCACGAGGCGGACCATTAAAACCAACGCCCAAATAGCCAACCATCGTCCCCTGTTCTGGAGGAATTGAGCCCCTGCAAGCGTAGGTCACACCCTTTGACACGATCCAATCGCCTGCTTCTGACGATGGCTCAAACGTCTCACACAGCACCTCGCCATTGAGCATTGAGATTGCAGCATGGTTGCGGGCTGGAGACCCTGAGAAAAATGCGCCCTTCTTGCCTTCCAGCGGAGCGTGACGGCCATCTGGGCTAAGAGCGACGCGAGTTGTTCTGGCATTGCTGGACAGATTAATTTCGTGAACAATAATTGTCTCAGCACGAAGGTCTCTCATAAGAGCTTGCGCCGCACCGACGATACGCTCATCTGACACCAAGGTTGGCATGGTATCGTGATTGATGACCTTATTGATGAGCTTTTCTTGGTTCTGATACACAAGGTATCCGGTCAAGCCAAAAGCACCTAAAAGAATAACGACCGCCAACTTGAATGGGCTGTCTACCCACTTCACAACATCAATGGCCTTATCAAGGAAGCCAGATGGCGCAGGTTTTTGCGGGTCGGGTGATGGGGCGAGTGGCTTTTTAACAACAGTTTTTTTAACTGCGGTTTTTTTAGCGGTGGTTTTTTTAACGGGGGGTTTCACTTGTCAGCTTTCCCGTCCAGCTTGTCGTAGATGCGCTGGAACATATGCTCGATGTGCTCCATGCGCCGGTCTAGGTCCACCTTCATGACATACGTTTTTGGCAGTTCTGTCTCAATGTCATGCAGGTCGCGGCGAAGTTCTTTGACGGCGCCCCAAAGCTCCCGCGCAAACCAACCGCCTGCCGCAATAGCCGCGCCGCCAACAAAATTGTATATTGTCTGCGTGTCCATCACTGGTCCTGTTGGGCCTGAATTGCGAGCATATTGACAGCGGGGGCTGTACCCCGCATGGCGTTGGCGGCTCTTTGTGCAGTAGCGCGAAACGACGCTTCGCGCGCGGCATTGCGTTTATCCATTGCCATAACTTCTTGGATCATTGCAGCCATGCGTTGCGGGTCATATGCCGCTTCAGCAATTTTGATAGCAGCAGCGCGGTTAATTCGGCCTTCAACAGCTTCCAAAATACGATTTGACACCGTAGCAACGCGGTTGAGAAACCCTTTGGGTGCGGGTAATTGCGCGCCTGATAGACCTTCCGCTTCAACGCGGCCTGCTTTAGCAAGATCTTTATATTCTTTTGATACGCGAAGGTCTTCCAGCACATTAGCAACGCGTTTCAAATCGCCTGTCTCAAGCACGTCAGACAGACGTTCAAATCGCGCTTCGCCGGTTGCTTTCTTAAGTGTAGCTGGAGCGTTCCGCACAGCATTGGCAAATACACCGGCACGCGACGCGGTTTCATCCAGCGGGCTTTCAAGTGCAGTCTTAAGCACTTGACCCACTTCCATGACGTTAATGGGCGCGCTTTTTTCGGCAAACGTTGCGCGCGCCTTCATTAAATCTGGCGCGTTCTTCTCAAGCCAGTCCATATATTGCGCGCGAACGCCAGTTGCAGCGTTGCGTTGTGCCGCCTGCGCGGTGGTTTCGTTGGCACGCGGCTTAACCGCTTCATCAAGTGCAATCTTAATGTCTTGCAGAGCTTGACCAGACAGTTTAGCGGTCTGGGCGGGAATTTCGCGCGTCAGTTCTTCGCCTGCAGCCCCCAAAATACCGCTTTTAACTGTTTCAGCAGGCTTAATTTCGCCGCGCATAAACGGCTGTTGACGGTCTGCGGCCATACGCGACGCTGTGGCCAACGCCTCGTCCATTGTCGGCGTGTCCATTAGGTTAGCAAATGTTTCGTCCGTTTCAGCCAATTTTGCAGCCGCGCGCTGGTATAGAGGTTTGGTTGCTGCTGTGCGAGCTTCAACCGCAGATTGCTGCGCTTCCGGCGTACCGGAAATTTCGCCAATGCTTTTGCTACGCGCTGCGCCGCGTGCGGCCTCAATTTCAAACTGTTGGGTCGGGTTAAATTGCGAAAGTACTTTTTGTTCCAGCGCAGGAAATTGCGTGCCCGCCTGCCCACTTGCCACAATCATTTCGCCCGCGCTGCGGCGTGAACCAGGCACAATTTCCTGCGGTCGGTTCAGCAACGCGGTAACATATTCTTCGCCGCGTCCTTCCAATGCCGGTTCCAACATGCGGTATTGCGGCGACAAAGCATTACGTGCAGATGATATGGTCGGCGCAGCAACTTCAGCAAGTTTGTTTACGCCTGCAATCGGCAATGCCAGCGGGTCTATGACGCGTGCTGCGCCTGACAATGCTTCACCTGTTTGCGCCATGCGCCCAGCGGTTGCTGCTTTAGCAGCAAGGCCAAGGATCATAGACAAATCGCCCGCCGCCCGTACAGGGTCTTGTTCAATTGTCTTAATAATCTGGTCATAGCTGCCGTAAGCATCAGCATAATCTTTACCGACGGCATTGGCCGTATCAGTAATGCGTTTTGTCGTTTCTGGGTCGTCCAGAGCGTCAATCCAGTTAAAAACTTTTTTAGGAAGAACGGTTTTTGCCCCTGCTCGCATACCGCCAGCAGCTATGTCCGCTAATCCTTTAGCTGTTTGAACCGGCGACGCAACGGCCTCTACCAAACCGCCGATAAATTTACCGGCGCTGCTGGGAACGTTTGAAATGGTCTCAAATGGACGCGGAATAAAAATGCGTGGGCCGGGAATTTCCGATGGCCCAGCGCCGCGCATTTTTTGAATTTCTTGCGCCAAAACGGTCGCGGCTTGCGTGTCGCCCGCTTTGTCCGCGTTAATTAGCGCAGTTTCAAGTTGTTGCATCGACGCCATGTCAACCGCCATATTTTTTCAACAGGTCTTCAACGGATGGGGGGCTACCCCCCGACGAACTGTCTTCAGGCAATTTGAAACGGTCACCAAACCGGTCAAACTCTTCAGCATACTGACGACGATAAGCGTCGCGTGTGCGGGAAGCTGCGGCTTTAGCTTTGGCTTCAATGATCTCAAGTTGTTTATTAAGTTCTTTAGCATCAAGGCGGGTCGGGTCAAGCGACGCAATTTGATCGGCAACAATTTTCCATTCTTGTACTGCCATGTTGCCAACAGCGCCCGAAAGCGCCGTAGCGGCCTTACCCATGGCCGTAACTTGACCCGCCAAATTGTCAAGTTTGGCTTGCGCGGTAATTGACCCGCGCCGCGTAACAGGCGTCCGCGCGTCAATAAACCCAAGAATAGCATCTTTGTCTTTGTCGGGCACTTTGCGAAGATCGTCAACGGACTTAATTACGTCATCCATTGTAGCGATAGTTGACCGCGCGGAAGCGTAATCCACCGCAATGTCGTCACGCAGTTTTTTCTCTTCTGTTGCCGTTAAAGATTTGGTTCCTTTACCAAATTCAGGCGTTACAGGCGCAGGCGCCCGCGCAGCAGTCGGCGCAGCGATTGGCGGCGCGCTCAACTGTGCGGGAGCGGACGGTGCAACCATAGCGTTAGCAGGCGGCGGAATAGCGCCAGCCATGCCAAGCGCCATAGCGTTAGCCACCGTAGGCGCCATAGGCGACATGGCGGTTTCAGAAGGAACGTTTGGCACAAACGCCCCGCGAGCCGCAACGCCCCGCGCAGCAGGAAAGCCCGCTTGGCGGTCCATATAGTTGTTGGCAAACTGAATTACTTCGCCAATGGTCTTGCCCTTCATAATCGTTGGGTTGGCCTTTACCGCAGCCTCACCAACGACATCAATTGCAGGCGTATTCGGGTTAGCGCGAAATGCGTCTAGCGCGCCCTTCACACCAAGGAAATGCGCCAGATAGACGTTGCCAGCATTCGGAGTAATGCCCGCGTTGCTGAGCGCGCGGGCGTTCTGTTGGATCAACACCGGGCCCATCTGCGCGGACAATTCCGGCGTCCGCATAGCGACGATCTCTTGATCTGTCTTACCCCGCGCCTGTTCGGGGTACATCTGCCGGAACATGCCGACAAACGTCGAGTTAATCATTTGGAATGGATCACGCGCGGTAGACAACGGGTTTCTGCCCGTGCCTTCGCCCGTAAAGATTTGCCGTGTAATTGTCGGCATGTCCGTAGCCGAAGCACCGCGCTGCGCGGGTGCGCCCGCCGCAGGAGCCGCAGCCGCGGGAGCAGCAGCCGCAGGGGCAGCACCGGGGAGCGTTACACCTGGCGCAGGCGTGCTGGTGCCGGGAATAACGGGGACGCCATTGACGATAGGATAAAGGATGCCATCGCGTTTACCCAACGCAAACGGAGCGCCGTCTTTATCCATCTTAAACTCAAAACCTTGCGGCATATTGACTTCTGAGCCCGGTACCGCTACTGCGCCTTGCGGCGTAACTGACACAAACCGTCTGCCAGTTGGTGTTTCCTGCTCTTTAATCTGCGGCTGCAAACCAACTTCCGAACCCGGCACAACCGTCGCGCCTTGCGGCGTAATCGACACAAAGCGTCGGCCCGTATCCGTCTGTTGTTCACGGATTTCAGGCTTGTTGGCCGCGATAAACTGGTCAGCCGACATGGCAGCGCGCTGTTTGGCTTCGGGCGAATAAGCTTCCGGCAGCATCGAAGCCGCGCCGGGAAGGTCTTTTAATGTTCCTGCTCGCCATGCCGCCCAAGTATTCTGGTCATTGACGTTGGGCAGCAAATCGCGATGGTATGCGATGCGCTTAACCGCCAATTCGGCTACCGCTTTTTCATTAGCGCGCTGCTGACCGGCAATTTCAAGCTGTGTTTTGATGAGTTGCGGAGCAGCATTAGGCGCGACGGCCAACAGAGCGCGCTGGCCTTCAGGCGTTGTGAAGTCCACGCCTTTGCCAATCAGATCGCGCAAAGCATTGCTTTCGGCCATACCCCGCATTTTTTCCTGCATCAGCATAGCATTAGCCTGCATCTGCTGGCCTTGGCCCGCTATAGCCAAAAGGTTGGGGGCTTGAAACTGCTGAAGCTGCGGAAGCGAAGAGCTATAGTCAACCATTAGCCAATCCCCGCCATTTTGTTATAGAAGGCCGTCTGCGCGTTCAGATACGGCATCTGCGCGTACATATTGACGCCCTGATTGAGCGCGTTAGTCAACGCATTAGCCGTGTTCATGTATTGCGATGCTTGCGCGTTGCCTGACGCTATAGCCGATTGAGCAACCCCTTGCCCCGCACTGCCCGCTGCGTTGGTCAACGTATTGGCGCTGGTTTGACCCGCACCTAAAAGACTAAGCAACGGGTTCAACCGCGCTGAGCGTTCTGTCTGATAGCGGTTAAACGCGTTCGTATATTCGGTGGACGCCAAATCCTGTCCAAACCGCGTTGCGCCTTTAAGCGCGGCACCGGATAGTAAACCACCGCGCGCAGCCGCAGACCGCTCAAGGGCTTTCATGCCCTCGCCCATACGAAAGGCATAACCTGGGTCGGCTTCAAAGTCAGCCATAGAGAACGATTTAGCTGCCGAGCCAAAATCAGGTGAGTTTGGGTCTACAGACAGACCGGGAACAGCGCCTTCGCCTGTCGGTACTTTCAAGCCAAGCAAAGTCAAAAGCTGGTTTTGAGCCGATAAACCGCCCTGCATAAACGGCTTTTGAAGCTCCGTTTGTTTGTCAAACATCTGGAGCTGAACAGCCGCGCTTTTGTCAGCGGCTGCCTTTTGCGCGTCTGCGGCTTTACTAGCGCCGTAAATGCCAGCTCCGGCGCTAAGCGCGCCAGCGCCGATAATAGCTGCTGCGGTACTTATTGCCATGTCTTAGACCCTTTCACAAACGTCCGTTCCATCGGCTCGTATCCCGCTCGCTCATATAACTTAGTCATTTTTTCTACGCGGTTGTCAGCCAAAGCAACCATAAAAGTCGCGTTAACATTGTGTTCTGTAGCCCATGCTTCGATCTGCTCAAACATGCGCTTTCCAGCATTTGTTCCCCGCGCCGAAGGCGTAAGCCACCACCATAACTCTTGACCTATTTTATACGACGGGCTGAAGTATAGAGGATAGACCAAAGCACCGCAAACGCCAACCATTTGCCCGTCTTTTTCAGCCAACCATAGCCCAATGCTAGGGTTGTCTAGCGCCTTAATTAAAAAATCGGCCACCTCGTTAGGGTCCAATTTTATATAGCTGTAAATGGGCGACGCTTTAATAAATTCACATGCTAGTTCCGTATAGCGGCCTAGATCAGCAAATTCAGGTCGGCGTACGATTACAGGCATGTTTTTATATCTCAACGTCTGGCGGCGGATTAGGGTCCGTGAACGTCTGCGTGACCGGATCGTAGACAAACCCGATGGAGACGTAATAGTCATCCGGCAGCACGATAGCCGTCGTACCCGTAGGCGCAACGCAACCTTGTCGTGCGTGTTAACTTTTGCCAACTCTTGCATCACGCCTCCGGTGGCGCAAGCGCCGTAATCTGCGCTTGCAACGCGGTGAGCTGAGCCTGCAAGTCCGCTAGCGTCGGAGGCACGGGCGGCACGGGCGCGGGTTCAACCGACGCCAAGAACGCAGCTTCCGCTTCCGCTGTGAACGAAACGATGTGGCTTTGGCCGGTGACAACATCTACGACAAGACGATCCATGTGGCTTACTCGTAGCTAATGTTAAGGGTGCCGCCCGTAAACGTAGCGGACGTTGTCGTGGACACGCGCAGAGCGACAAGGACATCCGCCAACGCGATATAGCCCGAACCAAGGCCATAACTGTTAGATGAATTTGTGCACGTCACAACGGCTGCCCATGTATTGCCGGTTATTTTTGTGAGGACAATAGCCCCCGAAATGGCCGCCGTGTTTAGCGACGCGACAAACGCCGATGAGTACGCTACGGCATTTTGTGTGGATGAACCGCTAACAAAGAACCCCGCGGCGCCAACGTAACCACTTGAAACGTATACCGGGCCAACCGTACCTAACTGCACGCGGAGCGTACCTGTAGCGTACGTAACGGAAGCGTACATGATTGTAATACGGTTAACCCATGCGGGGATACCCGTAAAATCAACGGCGGTTCCTGACGGCGTAACAGAAGTTGCAAGAGTAATTTTTTGCGTAGCCGTGTATGTCGTACCGTCAGTGCTGAACGGCACTTGGCCGATGGCGGTAGGTGCGAGGACAACCGGCGCGGCGCTAGCCCATGTTGTACCGTTGCTTGCCAGCACGTTTCCGGCAGCGCCTGGCGCAACCTGTTGCACCGCAGCCACGCCGTTGCCGAGCAGCACGTTGTTGGCTGTCAGCGTGCTGCGACCCGTGCCGCCGCTGGCGGGGCTCAGGGGCGCGGTCAGGCTGTTAATCGTGCCGTTTGTAATTGAACCGCCGTAGATGATGTTGTTGAGAAGCTGGAACGTCGTGCCGTCGTATTCGATCCACGTCAGCTTACCGGCTTGGATGTCGCCAGCCGTCAGCGTTGCGCTGCCGTTCTTGGTGATCGACTTGACCGGTAGACCATCAATGCTGATGGTCGTTGCCGCCGTGTTCGTGTTAGCCGCAATGAAGCTGTACGTCGCGCCCGCCGCATACTCCGTAATGGCCGGTGTGGCTACGGCGGCGATGGCGTTGGTGCCGGTGATGCTACCCAGCAAGGCATTGATGCTGTACGGGTCGTTGATAGGTGGCAGACCGTCGTAAGTGCCAATTAGCACGTCTGTTGAGGTCTTGACGATAAACTTATAAAGCGTACCGACAGCCAGCCAAATTTCGTTGGGCGTACGCCCAGCAGCGTCCAAGATGATGGGGTTGGTGTTTGCCACCGTTCCCGCTGCGGTCGTGTAGGTTGCCAGCGGCGTGGTCGTGCCAGCCGCGTAGGTGAAGACCTTGCCGCCCGCCAGAGGCACGCCGTTGTCATCAAAGAACTGCGCGCCCGCACCAGCGAAAGAAGACAGATTATAAGACGTCATTTGTCAGTCCTATTTAATTCGCGCCACGGTCAAAATGGTCCCTGGAGCTTCTGGGTACGCGGGGGAAGTGCTGGCCGGATACGTTATGATTTGAGCATACCCGAGTTTTGAAATACCGTATAGCTCGAAATAATCTCCCGCCGCAAACAGGTAAAAGAAGTTTACGGTCAGCAGATTGCTACCCGGTGTGCCAGAGTGTTCTTTTACCACGGTGACCCTACTGGTCGTTGCGGGGGCATCTACGCTGTTGACGCGGAGCCAAACGGACAAATCGTCATCGTTTGCGTTGTTTGGGTTCGTAAGCTGAAAGCTGGCAGTTATGGTGTACAGTCCAGCGGTTTGAATGTTGACGCGCGACGAACCGTGTGTGAGACCGGATATGTAATCAGTTATACCAAGCGGGATTAGTGATGGCGTATTTGCCGCCCACGCCGTTGAAGTATTATCGCGAAACGCGCCGTAAATAGCTGTTGTTGCAGCGGAAAGCTGCAACAACGTCTCGTAGACGTAATTGAAAAACCGAAACCACTCGCGGGTCACAAGGCCGCCCTCAACTCCGGTTATCGGAACTCGCGGGGCGGGAATTTGACTTTCGTTAAGCATTGGTGCCGCTCATAATCACTTTAGCGCCCATAATGTAGATTGGCACGGGGTCTGTGCCCGAAACCTCGTACACGCGGTCGCGGATTTTCAACGTCATGCCCAACCGACGCCAAATAGCGCGGCGCCCATAGTTTCCTATAGTGCCGATAGAAGTCCAATGCTCATTGCTCCAGGTATGGCCGCCGTCATCAGACCAACGCAGCATGACGCGGGGGATCATTGTTGTATATAGTTGAGCGGTAGCAACAATATAGTCGCCTGCCTCTGTTAGGAGAGATTTGCCGTCTTCGGCCAGCAGATGGCCAATGCTATACTCGCCGTTAAAAATATCCACGACATTAGGCGGCTCATTTAGCCCAACGCCAGTTTCGCAATCTAATTGCAGGTTATGCTGCGTCGTTCGCAGCAAATTATTAGCGCCCGTAGGAAGCGCGCGCCAAGACCGCAACCACCGCTGCGTTTGGTCATCATCCGCGTAGAGCGCCAGATCGTAGGCGTAGAGCTTGCCGTTCTGGTAGTCGCCTACAATGTTTTCATCGCTAAAGAACACCTGCGTAGCCGCGCGTTGGCGCGTAAACGCGCCGTTGTTGAAGCCAGCCCGTTCATGCCATGCCTGTGTCGCCACGTCGTAAACCCACGTCGCGTTGGCAGACGGAAACGACAGCACGTAAAAGGCGTGACCGTCTTGTTGGTAGGTGTACGCCGTAGCGTCCGCAATGTTTTGATACTGTTGGATTTGCCATTCAACGGCGTGGGTGCTAACACGCACACCCGTGTAGCCGTTGGCGCGGTAGACGATGCCTTTGCCGCGCGCGTCTGCGCCCAGCCAGAACAAGGCGTTGTCCAACTTGGCAACTGAAAACGCCGCAGCGCAACCGATCTCGTTGAACGCACCTTGGATGCGTTGAAGCGGAAAGTCGGCGGTGCCCGCGTTGTACCAGACTTCAACCGAATTGGTACCAAACAGCCAAACCTCCGAATGATCCACGATGGAAGACACAAGGCCGTCTGGGCTGCCTTCGGCGCTGGCAAAATCTAATGGGTCAATTGAGGTTCCATCCAAAAGTTGCGTTACCCACACCTTTTGGCTGTTTGGCTCAATAAAAACGAAGTATCCGTCCAGATACGATACTGTTACCGCGCCGGGAAAGTCTGGGTCCGTGATCTGCCCGTAAGCCAAGGTGCTGTTGTTGTAAATGTAGCTGGGGCCGTTGCAGGCGATGAAAAGCTGTGTGCCGTTGTCGGCCATTGACACCGGACCGTCGTTAGCAATAGTCCCGATTAAAATCGTGTTGTACGAGGAGTCCATGCGGTAAAGTTCAGTGCCAGACGCAACGTAGGCATACCCGCCGTAAGAATGGAGCCCACGAATAGGCCCCAGCCCTACAGTAGTCAAACGTCGCAAACCCGGCGCGCGTTGAAGAAACGCGGCTTCTTTTCCGCCTTCAGGGACAATTTCTGGAAAAAGATTAACCATGCGGTTATCCGCAGCGTTAACGCTGCGGGCCACATAGCTGCTGCCCAAAATTGGCGTTTTCATTAGTAGTTACCCGCAAAAATGTTGTAGCGCTGGCGAGTTCCAACAATGCTGTAGGGAAGCGACATGATGTCGTCGGGGTTGTTGATGCGCTTCAGTGTGCGCTTAGACGCCATTGCGATGCGCTGCACCTGCGGTGACGGTTCGACGCCAAATTCCGGCGCTAGTTCGCACGCCAGATTATAACGAAAACACCGCAGATACCCCGGCGGGAAAGTTAGTTCGGTCGCAAGATTAACGGGCTGCGACAACGGCTGCACAGACACAATGTGAAATTCAAGCACTTTGGTCGGAACCGGGTAAACGTACATTTCAATGTTCGGATACGTCATATTAACCCACAGAACCTGCGGGTACGTGCTGGTTACGGTTTTAACCGCAATACCATTGTATTGCTGTTGGTTGATGAGTTTAAGACCGTACGAAATACCGGACGCTGGGTCACGGAAATAAGTGCTGTCATCGACCAAGATAGGCCGGTCGCCTACAATGTCGCCAGTGGGGCCAAAAGTTCTATATCGTTCACCTGGCGGCCAAGTTTCTATCTGATCTATCGTAGAGAATACAGACAGACGCTCCGTGTTCCAACTATCAATCATTTGATTGAGTGCCAACAGAGCGTCGTCGGCTGTAGCTGCTGACGGTGTTTCACCTTCCGCCAAAACGCCCAAAAGACGAAGCGCCCCGTTAATCTGATCGCCTGCTGTCGTCATCGGTCGTTAATCCTTCGTTTGTTGGGCGCCTGCCCCGCCGCCGGTTTACCAATTGGTTGCCGGTTGCCACGTTTAAATTTGGTTGACCGGGATCATAGCGCATCCAACCACTTTCTTCATCAAAAATAGCTTCTTCTTCCATAAAAGCAATTTTAGTTCCGTGGTCGGGGTGCTTTAGGTAAATGTTTGGCATATTAACTCCGCAAAAGTTGGCCCCTGCCAAAGCAGGGGCCATTTTGCTTACGAGATGGCATAGAGCGCCCAAGAACCGTCCGCAACCTTGCGCGCACGGAAAGACCGCACAGTGCCAGCCGTAGCCGCAATGGTCATGAGACCCTGCGAACCGCTGGAACCAATGCTCCAACCTGTGTTGGTGGTCATGGTGATGACGCCCGCCGTCGTCGTGTTGATGACGCGGAAATCAAACGTAGACCCTGGCTTTGTGTTGCTGAGCGCGGTGTCCACATCGGTTGCCAACGGCAGCGTGTAGGCGGCAGTTGTCGTCGGCGTACCGATGATGATGCCGTTAGTCAGTTGAGCAACGGTCAGCGTAGCGCTGTCGGTTGCAGTGGCCGGTACAGCAGCGACGGACATCTTGACTTCATTCAAGTTGCCATCGTTGAATTGATAACCGCCACCAACGGAAGGAAGTGACATTGTTTTATACTCCTAAAAGAGAGAAAGAAGCCCCCAGCGAACTGGGGGCTAGGAAGATTAACCCCAAAGACGGCAAGCCATCGTCGGACGGATGACGCTGTAGCCATACAAAACGTCAATACGGCAAGGCATACGGTCGTTGTTGATGTCATACTGACGAACAACGCGCATTGAAATGCCATTGTGAACCTGACGCGAAGCCATATCGACGCCCTGCGGAAGCAGAAGGTCGGCGGTTGCGAACGAAATCGCATCCTTATGGTAGACCAAGTTCTGTGGGTAGTAGGTGCTGGCCGCGCCAAGAAGCGTCACAGCCGCGTCAGCCTGCGGGAAGCTGTCAACGGTGGCGAGAGCGTTCGACGAGGTGTAGATCGCAGGCGAGAACGTCACGTTGGCGAACTCAGTGCCGGACGAAGTGACCGTGTTGGTCGCAACGAACTGCTGGAGCGAACCAGTGGACTCACGGGTCTGCGGGTTAACGGCATAGACGCCCGCGATGGTGAACACGTCACCAGGCACGATGGTCTTAGCGTTGGTAGCAGACTTGATCGTGAACGTGTTGGTGCCCTGCGTCGAGAGCGTGGTCTTGACGGCGAGCGAGTCCGTACGAGTGGCAGAGCCGGTCTGGAACTGACGGATCGACTGCGACATGTTGACTTCATCAAGGCCCAAAATGCCTTCGCCCATCATGCCGTTTTTAAACTGACGGGAAATGGTCGAAGTTGGGTTGAAGAGGCCCTTCATGCCTTCCACAAGACCAGCGTTGGCAGCGGGGTTAACCGTTGCGTAACGCGGAGCCATTGGCGTGGCAAACTCATTGAGCTTCTGCTGAGCCTGAAGCAGGACCAACGAAGTCGAAGGAGTTGTGCCGGGTGTGCCAACCGAGTTGTAAACCGACGAGAACGAGCCAGCAACGTCAGCGTCGATGCTCGAAGCAAGCTGCGAGATACGAGGCTTCAGAACACGTTCAGCGAAGTCGTCCAACTGCATGGTCAATTCGGCAGACGTAAAGTTCACGCCGATGTGCTTCTGGGTAGAAACAGTCAGGGTCGTAAACTGTTCGTTGTCGTCCTGAACCTGAAGCGCAGCGCCGTCTGTGACGAGAGCGCGGTCGGGCAGACGGATACGCAGGGTCGAGCCAATCTTGGCGCCTTCCACAGCGAAGCTGTCGTCATACTGACGGTTGACGTTACGAGTGATTACGAGGTTGTTCTCCAGAATTTCCAGAGCCTTCCGCGTAATCATGTCAATAGTAAGAAGCGAATTTGCCATTTTGTTTCATCCAAAGAGTTAGCGGTTGCGTTGCGCTTCCCACTTCCTGATCTGACGCTGGCGTTCGGCTTCAATCCATTCTGAAGTGCTCATGCTTTTAACTGAGCGAGGATCAGTGGTATCGTAACCGGACGGTCCAGAACTTCTGGACGAAGCAATCGGAGCAATCGGCGCTGGCGCGGTTGAAGTTTTTTTAACCGGAGGATTAGCCGCCAATTTGGCTTCAATCCTACCAATCTCTCGCGCTTGAAGAATAGGCGGCATGGAAGCGATACGGCCAGCTTCTTTTGGGTTAGACCCTAGCCAATAAATGACATCGGGGCCCATATCAGAAGCCTGGATCGTTTGGGCCATCACGTCCGTGACGGGGAGGTTCGGGTTATATGCGACCTGTTCAAAGTCGTCATATTTACCCCGAGCGTCCTCTTCCTTTTCGTGGTAGGCGTCCAAAAGCTGAGCTTGCTGCTTTGCTGCTTCCCGCTGGGCCAACAACTGCTGGGCTTTTTGCTCAGCTAACGCTTCTGCATAAACAGCGGCGTTATCAAAGTCGTTAACGTCAGGCGGGTTAATTGGAGGTGCCCTACGGGTCTCCAATTCAGCAAGGCGTTGGGCCTGCTCTCGTTCCCACTTACGCTGTTCTCTTGCAAGACGCTTTCCGACAATGGCGTCCAATTCTTCTTGAGTGAATGATTTGGAAGCGTCTGTCGTTTGTTCTTCCGGCTGCGTAGCTTCGGTAGCAGGCGCTGCCGTAGCAGCCTGTTCCGGCGCGGTCTCGACCGCTGTATTTTCGAGAGCTTCATTGCTCATGGGGTTTTCCTTTCGGACCTGATGAACCGCACCAGTACGGATTTGTAAAAGATACGTTGTAGCGGAAGCTAGGTCAAGCAGCCGTTAAAACACCCAATCTTCTACGATCTCGTTGCCAACTTCACCCGCATAGGTAATAGCCGACGCTTTTTAGTTTGCCTGCATAATAACCCAGTTTGTACCGTCGCTAATCAAAGTAGCAAACCTGCCTGCGGTTGCGGCAAGAATTGCGGTACCCGCTACGGCGGTTGTCAATGGAACCACGTTGGCAGATGCGGACACGACCGCCTGAGCAGCGATTGTCTTTATCATCACTTCGCGACCCGGCCAAGCCGAAGCGGCTGGCAGCGTTACTACAATGCCTGCGCCGTTACAAATGATCGAATTTTCAGTTGCCGCCAACGCAAAACTGGCTGTTTTTGTAACAGGTGTGCTGCGGGCAAAAGACCCTGTTAACGTGGTGAAACCCACGCTACTAATCCGCATCCGCTCCGTAGGCGACGCCGCGCCGTCAGCCGTTGTGCTAAAGATAAGGCGACCGGGCATGTCGTTTGTGCCAGGAGTGCCGTCTACCTCTGTTAGAATAGATGCGGCATTGATGAAAGAAGTACCATCAGAGCCAGCAAACAAAACAGCGCCGAGGTCATCCCCGCTAGTAATAACGGTTTGCGCGCCAACT